TGTGTTGAACAACAACATGTCTTGTGGATATAGTGTTGGCGTAGGAGCATCTAAATCCAAATACTCGCTAGTTAATAAACTTGTAATTGTTGGGAAGGCACCTGTGATAGGATCTGTAGTGCCGTTGGGTGCCCAACGAGCATCTGCAAACAACACACCACTTTGTGTGGTTTGATCAGTATTGTCAATCACAACCCATTGGTCGGTACCACTGACCAATTCCCAACGACTGATCACTGGATAGTTTTCTAAATCACTTGTGTCAATCCACAAATCACCGTACACCAACGGGGACTCAGATTCATCAGTTTGTGTAACTGGTGCAGTGGCACTGATAATAGGACCAGTGGCATTGGTATTGGCCAAATCAAAACCACGAACGTCGTTGGTTACATTTTGATAACCTTGCCATGTTCCGTTGTCTTGAATCATAATATCAACATCATCAACAGCACTGTAGTACCACAAACGACCGTCTGCTGGATCTTGATCTGGAGCATCGTTGCTAGCAGTGTAGGTAAATGTTGGTGCCGATACCCAGTTAGACAACGTCAATCCAGTGGCAGAACCACTGGTATAAGCTATACCGCATCCGCGCACAGTTGAATTAAATCCAGCAGTGGTAACAGGCGTTCCTGTTATATTAGTTAAAGTTATTTGACCACCTGTAGCATGTGTAAACACAATTGCGCCTGCGCTATTGGCAGTGGCACTGACATAAGGAATGTTTGCTGCACTGACCGCAGCAATAAAATCAGCAGTAGTAGTTCCAAGCACGGTAGCAGTGGCATTTGTGTCTGTGTCTGTACCAGGTTGCGTAGCAGATATTGTAAATGTGTTGTTAGTAACAAACGGCCCGGGCGTGTCGTCGTCGCCGGTAATCTCTGTTGCGCCGGTGGCAAATCGTTCAAAAATAGTTATGGCACTGGTGTTGTTGTTGAGTAAATCAACTCGACCAATTGTAGATCCGGCTGGAATATTTGTGCCACCACCGCTTGGGTCAAGATCATATGTTGCTACTCGAGTAGATGTATACAACGGACAAGCCTGTTGTACAAACAGAGCCAATGCAGTGCTGAATTGCTTGACGGATAATGCAGCGCCTTGATTTACACTTGAAATCTTTTGCCATACACTGCCAGTTGGATGTGGTTCAGTTTGTGTAGAACCCCAGCGCGGTGCATCATAACTTGGCGCAATCAAGAACGCTGGAGCATACGAGTCGCCAACAGTGATACCCAATGCAGTCAGTGGCGTGCCTGTGCCGACGGCAATTGAAACAATTCCGCCGTCGCCTGTACTACCGTCATTGGATGCAGTAGAATCAGCATACAAGTTTAGTCTACCACCAATATTGGCAGCGTATACACCTGTGATATTTGCACTGTTGATTGCTGTTGCAATACCGGTTACTGTGTTGTTGGGACTGGCCGGAACAGTGATCAAAGTGTCATTCACTGTGAATGTATTGGCAGCGGTCAACGATGTTGGAGCCAATGTGCCAGCCACTGTGGGCCACGAAGTTTTCCATTCGTCACTGCCAATCAACACCCAGGTGTTGTACAGGTCTGACAGTTCTACAGCGGTTGTCTGTGCAGATGTTGGACCACCACGTTTGAAATAGCCAGGATTGAATGTGGTAGCAGCAGTGGCAGCAGTGATGGCATAATCACCAATGCTGCCAACTGTTTGTAACGGAACTGTGCTGGCAGTTTCCAATTGTGTTGTACTTGTGATCACCAATGGAGTCTGTACAGTAAACGCAGCAGTGGTTTCGTTCCATTGAAAAATACCCCACTGTGAGTTGGTGGTATCCAACCAATAGGCGCCGTTGTTTGGCGATCCAGTTGGGCGGCTCAATGATGCTGTCAGTTCAGTCAAGTCAATGTCAACACGCTGAACATACACACGATTACTTGCACCCAATGCAGAGTAAGCAGCCAACAGTCCGTATTCATTCAGCTCGTAACCATTGATTGGTGTACCAGCAGTTGTTTTGTAGAAGAATGGATTGCCAAATGTGGCGGCCAAATCACGCTGACTTGTAATTAAATATATTCTATTGGCATTGGCTGCCAATGTTCCTGGTGCTACGCCTACTCCGGCTGCACTGGCCTTGTTCTGGGCAGTGGCCAATAAAATGTACGGTACTGAATTGGTAGCCGACGGGATGTATTGACTCTCGTCAATGATCGTTACTTCTACGCCTGGTGATGTTAATGCCATGGTATGGTCCTTTTCCTAGTTGCTAATATTTAGCGCATGCGCAGAAAAACCTTGGCGATGTTGTCCTTTAGAAAAGGTTTTGTGATAAATATATCATGGAAAGACCAATATGTACCGCTTGTAATCAGAGACTGTGTGCTGTTAACTACTATCGAGATAGTATGGCACACTATAGATCGCGATGCGATCAGTGCATTAAGAAAAAACGGCGCATCAAGCCGCCGGTGGCTCGATGGCAATCGGCTGGTTACAAGAAAAAACCCACCTGTGACCGTTGCGGTTTTAAATCAAAATATTCCGCTCAGTTGTTGGTTTATCATGCCGACAGTAATTTGCACAATACCAATGCAACCAATCTAAAAACCATATGTTTAAACTGCACAGTTGAAATCAAAAAGTCTGATTTACCTTGGACACCAGGTGACTTAGCGCCAGATCATTGACCTGACTGTACAAGTCATCAATGGTGCTGTTGTTGTCCAACACTGCGTCAAACTTGGCGTTGACCCAGGAATATTCGCTGGCATGAACATTGGCCATTTCTAAATGTTGTTGTCCCAGTGCCCACCCAGGGTGTTGGTTGCCACTCATGTAATTTTTAGCATGTTCTAGCCACTCGGGTTCGGGGCCGCGCACCACACGCAC